ATCGACGAACTGATTGAAATTAACTATAACAGCTCAAAATCAAAGGAATGCTCAGAGTGTGGCGGTAAATCGAAAAGGATTATTTCTGCCGGTGCTGTCTTTACGGATACTCCGAACTGGATTAACGACGAGCTGAGAGGGTCTATTCAGGGCGATGATGAACGGCCTATTGTGAACCGAAAGGACCTGGCCGAGGTTGTGGCCAAAAAGAAAATCGAACCGATTGAGAAAGGACATGGAAATTTAAGGATGGTATAGCCATGGGATTAATTGACAGAGCCAGAAAAAGAGCACAACAAACCGTTAAGAACTTGCCGCCCATAAAAAAACTGTCAGACGCACTGGGCGTCAAACCGAGGCCTCAACCAAAATTAACACCGGCACAAAAAAGGAAAAAGATTAAGCCTAAAAAATAATTACATAACGGATACTTTTTAATCCCCACTTGGGGATATTAAATGGCCCGATTGTAGATGGACAATGCAAATGCACCCATCTTAGATCGGGTTTTTTATTAACTTTAACGAGGGGTAGCTTGAAATACAGTCCCTAACCACAGGGTAGCCGCAATGCGGTCCTGAAAGAGAGGCAAAAATGCCAGGAACTAAAGACGACGGAACAAAAAAGATCGCCCCTGTTGATGAACCCATAAAACCGGACGCCCCGGTAAAGCCAGATAAGTCTGGTGGTGATGATGGGGACAAGGGGAAACAAACCTTTGGTCAATTTAAGTCAGCCGAAGAACTTGAAAAAGGTTATACCGACCTTGAAAAGAAGTTTGGAGCGCAAGGGAAGGAGTTAGGAACCCTGCGAAGCGAAGTTGCCCAACACAGGGCAGCTCAAGCTGAAGCTGATAAGGCTGAAAAGGACAAACAGCTACCGGCAACCGATTATGACGCGAAGCTCAACGAGATTTACGAGAAATTGGAGGCCGGGGATATTTCGGTGACAGAAGCGGTCAAACAGTCCAACTCGTTGACCGCTGAAATGACACTGGTTAAAGCTACTGTCGAATCCAACAAGCGAACACAGGCTTTATTGTTCGATAAGGATGCTGAAACCGCCGAGACCGAATGGCACAAGGACTATCCGGACTATAAGGAAGTTGTTGCCTCCGGCGTTCTACAGCCCTATATCGACAAGAACCCGATATTGATCGATGAGACCATTGCCTTTTTTCAGTATAAGGCCGATCAGCGCTTTGAGGACGGCAAGCTGGAAGCCGAAAAGATTGCCAAGGGTGCCGATATTGCGGACACCGTTGTTAAAGAACCTGGGGTTACTACCAAAACACCTACTCGGCAGGAGCCCCTATCCGGCGATAAACTTTTAAATACACAGCTGGAAACATTGAAAAAAATGAGGGGCCAGGCTTAGTTCTTAGAATAGAAGGAGAACTTCATTATGGCACTAACATTAGATGAACTTAACTCAATAACTTTGGATTATTGGGAGAAGACCGCAACCGATATTTATTTTCTTGATAACGTGTTGCTTTGGAAGTTGCTTGGCAACGGCAATCTCGAAAATGAGCTTGTCAAGGCCCATGAAACCGTTGACGGCGGTATGATGATTCGGGTTCCGCTCGAATACGCCGAATCCAATAGCGGTTCTTATGGCAACACCTCAAAGATTTCTCAAGCCAAGATCGATATTTATAATGCCGCTCGTTTCAGATGGGCCGGTTATTATTCGTCAAACACCATCGATCTTAACGATAAAATTAAAAACGCCGGGGACGCCCAAATGATTAACCTGGCCAACGGAAAGATTCGTAATATTCAGAAAACCATCCGTAAAAAAATGGGTACCGATATTTATGCGAGTGCTGCGGATTCCTACTGCTTTCTTGGCCTTGGGAACCTGTTCAGCACTGTGACCGCAACGGCTTATGGCTCGATTGCTGAAGATGATATGAGCGATTGGAAAGCCAATCTCATTGATACTGCCGAAGCGATCAACTTTAAAAACCTTCAGAAATGTCGGCGCACCCCCAATATCGGCCAGAACGATAAGGACAAGCCGAATCTTTATATCACCACGGATCTTTTGAAGGACGGTTTTGAAAGAACGCTTCAGGTCCAGGCGCGGTATAAGGATGTGGATATGGCCGATGCAGGATTTGAGAACGTCCTGTTCAAAGGGCAGCCGGTTGTGGCCGATGATCGCCAGACCGCTGGATATTGTGACTGTCTGAATACTCGCTATATGAGACTTCGGGCGCACAGTATGTATAACTTTACGGTTCCGGTATGGAAGGCCAACAACGACCAGCCTGATGTATGGACCAGCGACCAAAGATTCATGGGTCAGTTGACCACGAACCATCGGAAGGCTCATATCAGACATACCAATTTCAGTGAGCCTGCGTAAAATTGTGTAGTTTTAATAAATCCGACTGGGGAAATTAAATTTTCCCCAGTTTTAACCCATTAACATAAAAGGAGATATCACAATGGACGAAGATATCAGATTTACAGTACATCTTTTGGGCGTTGCTGGAGTTGAAACGCTACCCTTTATATGTCCGTACAGATGCACCGTGAGGGATTTGATAGGGGTTGTTGACGCTGATCCTGGTGATGACGAAACCGTAACGCTTACCAATGTAACTCAATCCGTGACCCTTGGAGTGTTGCTTTTTGGTAATGATATTGCGGCCAATGCAAAGCAAGTATCATGGACAGCCGATGTCACAAATGGGAATACGGTTTGCGCTGCCGGTGATGTTCTTTTGTTCACGACTTCGGATTGCGCGGCTATTGCGGTATTCAACATGATTCTCGAACTCGACCCCAAATGTAGAGTTCCGTGATGAAAAACCGTGAGCTAATCGAGCGTGTTCGTGAAAAGATCCACGATGCGTCTTATACGCCTGCGATGATTCTCGCAAGGCTGAACAAAGGCGTCGGGAGGATCGCCGGAATGGTAGATCTTCCCGACCTTAAATCGTCGGACACCGTTGAGACCACAACAGATCCTTACGTCGCGTTGCCGTCAACAGCGGGAAACGTCTTTCACCGAAAAGAGAAAAGCCTGTTTTTCGTAAGCTCCCAGGGCCAAGATATTGAAATCAATATCATGGAATCCTGGATCAAGTTTTTGGAAAAATGGCCTACTCTTGATGAGGCAGCAGACGTAAGAGATGTGTGCGTTCGTGGAAGTCGGTTGTATTATCAGCCGATTCCAGCTACCGCCGACACCCTGGATCTTCACTTTTTCAGGCGCCCGGTGGACATGACCGCTAACTCGGACGATGAGCCGGACGGTATCCCGGAAGATTTACAGGAAGACCTTTTGGTAAGTTTCGCCTGTTGGGATATCTATTCGGATATCGAGGATGAGGGCGGCAAGACCCCCGAGACCGATAAGTATCAGCGGAGGTTCGCCCGGGCTTTGGCCGAGCTACAAATGATTGTCGGACCTAAAGATCAACGGGCGGACCATTACGATCATAACGAAGAGGATTTTATCTAATGGATGATCAAAAAAACGCCGACGATGCACAGACCCAAGAGCCAACAGAATCCATGAAAAGCCTTGGCGTTTTTTTAAAAGAACTTTCAAAGCAGATGGTTCACCAAATGGCAATCATGAAAGACGGCGATATTCATATAGGAGTAACGATCAAAAACCGGATTATATCCGGAATGGGTTTTAATCTCCATAACAAAATAGATTTTTAATCGGTTACCGAATGCCCCCCATATAGCGGGGACACAAACAGGCCCGACAAATGGAAGTCATGAGGGTAAGCCTTCATGCGCCGTTCGTCGGGTTTTTTTATGAATTTTAAAAGGAGAGGATCATGGCCTTACGACTAAGTACGGGATTAAGAAATAAATTGGTGGGCATGGAGGCGCTCGTTACTGCTATTAAGATTGGAGCTAATTTAGCTATAGTCGATGGCGGTGCAGGCGCTGATACTATTACTGACAGCGATAATGAGTTTATAACAGCAGGTTTTGTCGCTGGCGATATTATAAAGCTTATTGGGTGTACTACAGGTGCAAATGATACAGCTTTTACGGGCGTGAGGGTCAACACCGTTGCCGCAGGAACTTTAACTTTTGATACCGGCATTACAGATACTGCCGAGGATTTTATAGCAGGGACTGTTATTTGTGCAGCTAATGGCGGAAGTCTGAAAGATATTATGAGAAATGGTGTCTTGAAGATTTACTCTGGTAGCCAGCCTGCCCTTGGAGATACTGCCTATTCAGGAACTTTGCTTTGTACCATAACTGAAAGTTCAGGCGCTTTCACACCAGGAAGCGAGGCCAACGGCCTTGAGTTCGGTGACGAGGCAAGTGGCTATGTCGAAAAGTGTACTGACGAAACCTGGTCGGGAGCTGCAAGTGCTACTGGCACGGCTGGCTGGTTTAGGTTCTATGCCAATGCGACTGATGCCGGCGCGCTGAGCACTACACTTCCCAGGATTGATGGGAGTATTGGAACGAGCGGCGCTGACCTGAATATGTCAAGTACTGCTATAACCAGCGGGGCAACCTACACGATTGACAGCTTTAAACTGACTCTGCCTTATCAGTATGGTGCATAAGGATTAAGTAATGACTGATTACATCTTTGGGCCATTTACTAACTGGATAAGTAGTTATTATCAAGATGATTATACGATTAGGATATGGATACCTCCATCTATGTTATCCAGTTATCCTGGCAATTTTACCATTACCTTTGCTCCCTATGGCAGCAGCAGTGTTTATATTGATAAAGTTTGTGTTGGGCAATCTGCTGGTGCTACTGCTACCCAAGACATAGACCCTGACAGTGGGATTGAACAGGTCTATTTTGATGGCGGGAGTGCCAGCGTTACTTACAGTGCTTCAAAAACCTCAGACCCCATTACATATGCCATAGATATTACCAAGGGACTGATTATCAGTGTAGAGCTTGGAGCAAGTCATTCATATATTCCTAAAGGGCCAAATACTGGAGACAGTCGTACTTATTACGGCTCAGGAGCTTATGGGTGCGTTTATGATACAGCCCTGGAAAGTAGTGGTTATCATTGGCTTATTGAGTCAATTCAGTGGGATAGTCATTTTTTCTTTTTAGATGCAGATCTTCCGGCTATTGAAAGTGAGTACTGGCAAAATCAGGCCCATGAAGAACCAGCAGCCGCCCATGCAGTAGGTTGGGCAGCATTGCCACTTTTAGAGTCTGATGCAGCAAGTCAGTGTGATAACCTTGCCTGGGCGGATTTGCCAGCCTTAACCATTGAGGCGCAAGGTGGTGAGGTACTCGGTGTTGATGCAACCCTCCCCGATCTTGAAATTGATGCAAGAGTTGCTGACTGGGGCAACTTAGATAAATGGCTTCCAGGGCTTGAGATTGAAGCCCAGGCAGGCGAGAGGGCCGATCTTGATGTTAAACTCCCTAATTTAGAAATTGAAGTTAGGATGGGGGGCAGGGCTGACGATCTTGATTTACCAGCATTAGAGATTGATGCTGTTCTTAACGAAGGCCATATTGGCAGTCTTGATAAGTTACTTCCCGGTATAAAATGTGAAGCATTAATAGGAGCAAGGCTTGACTCTACACTTCCAGACATGGAGTTGCAGGGCGAAATTACCTTTGACCTACTTGCAAGTCTGGACAAGACCCTTCCAGGGCTAAAGATAGAGGCAACTGGCAGTGATTCAGGCAATGGTGTCTTAGACGCTGACATACCTATGCTGCTGGTTGAAGGTGATATCGGCTGCGATCCGGTTATTGCTCTTGAAAAGATTTTACCAGGAATCACATGCGCTGCTCATGCCTTAGCCAGTGGAGCTACACTCGACAAGAGACTTCCAACTCTTGGGTTGGTGGCAACTGGAGATATATCAGCTGTGCCTTGTACGCTTGATAAGAATCTTCCAGCAGTAATCATGAGCGGGGAAGGATATGGCACTGGCGGTGGTACCGGTGGAGGATATGTAGCTGACAAGGGCAGATTTGACGATTATATACTTAGGTACTCGAGGTAAAAATGGCTGATGAACGATTGTCAATCGTTACGAATTTAAAACGAATGGCGCAGACCCAGTACAGCAATTTCAACTTTAATAGCATGTGTGTATTCAACGGAGTTGCCTTGGGTGCGAATAGCGACGGCATTTATTCGCTGTTCGATGCCGACGATGATGACGGCACGGACATAGATGCTTTCTTTGAATTGGCGACGACTGATTTTGGTGCGCCCGAGACAAAGAAGGTGAGATTTGTTTATGTGAATCTTGAAACTTCCGGTAATCTGAAAATTAAACTTCAGGTCGATGAGGATTTAGAACATACTTTCATGGTGCCGGCCAAAAAGACAGGACAGCTTCAGCACAGGGCTCACAGGGTTGATGGTCGCAACGACTTGAGGGGCGTTTACTGGCGCCCAAGGATAGAAAACACCAAAGGATGTGATTTCAGTGTGGATTCTATCGAGGCGTTGTTAATGATTTTGGGGATAAGATAATGGCTGATTTTGCCTGGCTTAACCTGGGCGGAACATGGTTCAAGGTTCATGGCGATCCTGGGTCAGATGAAGCAAAAGTTTTAATGAGGAAAGCCATTAGCGATCTGGCAATTTCCAAAGCCCAAAATGTTAACGATCTTGAAATCGTTGATGTGAATCGATTTCCGTTTTATCAGATAAAGTCTCACTTTGGGAAAGATACAATTGAGCTATGGCCTGAGAGAATTGAAAGGGAGAAGAAAAGGCCGCTTGAAGAAATACTTAAAAAAGAAGAAAAAGAGATCAGGATACAATACTTTATTGCCTTTGAAGCTTATGACTCCACAGGAAATCAAATTGGATATGTTGTCTGTACCGATGGAGCGCTTGGAGGTTATCAGTTGATACTATCAGATAATGTAGTAAATCCAAATCCGACTCATCCATTCAGTGTTTTTCATGCAGAACATGATGAGTATGCACCTGATGGATATAGTGACTGGGGCGAATGGTATCTTGCGCAGAGAGTTTTAAAGTTTGAAGACGGTATTGACCTTGTGTATCCATTCCACTTTCCTGATTGGAAGCTTGGGACTGGATGGGCAGATAGAAATGGACACTATAGAGGATATGAAGATCCTGATCAGTATGTTGACAATGCTAATCCTTATCCATTGCAGACCCTATTGGGCGAAGATGAAGTCCTTTATCCTCATACTATAAATCCACCTGATAAGTATTTGTTTACTGAACCAAGCCTTGAAGGTGATTCAATAAGAACATATCATGATGTGTCTCAGCATACTAAGTTTGAAGAAAAGCTAATGGACTGGATTAGCGAAGAATATCCGATGGAAATTGGCATGGAAGGAGCAAGCCAAGGTTTCGCAATCTTTATAGAAGATGAGGAATCTCCCGGAGAAGAAAGCCAGATACACTGTGAGTTCTATGATCCTCGATATGGTCAGAATGGACAAATTCGTGGAGTTAGAAGAGGCAATGTTAAAACGCATGAGCATAAAGTAGGGGCTAACACTGGGGTAACGGTTACTGAACAAGGAAGACCCGTTAAGCTGCGGATTGGATTTGGTGAAATGGCTGGCTGGTACACTTATGCTGATCAGTGGTCATATTCTTGGATTGGCAGTATGAGGTATCGGGGCGATGGTAATAATGAGAATATCTGGAGTGGCGTAGAGTATAAGGTAGTTCAAGATGCAAGGGGCTGGTACACTTATGACGCTGCTCTTACTTGGGAGAATTTTTCGGATCAACTTGGGTATGATCCATCACAATTTCCACAGTCTGAGGGCACAGTGCTCAGCACTGGCAGTTTAAATTATAGCTGGAATGTGAATGCAGACAATGATTTTTATACTATTCTTGCAAGTGTAGCTGAGAATCCAATTAAATATGCTGCCATTGTTAAGACAGTGAATGAATATCACGACCAGGATATGACCGGCGTTCTTCATACAGCGTGTGGTCAGCAGCATTCACCGCGATATTACTTGGGACAACCTGGGGTTAGCACTCCTAACTGCTATGTTGAACTGTCAGATACGG